TGTTTCCAATAAGAACCAAGTATTGTCTTTTGTTTTGCGCCTTGTAAACGAGTATCAATTGAAGTTTGAGCAGAAGCAATTTCATCAATTCTTCCTTGTAATTGCTTAGCAAAGTCTTCGATAAGTTTTTGGCCTTGTTCAGCAAGAACTTGAGCTCTTTGGCCTTTAACAGCTGTTTCTGCATCTTCTCTTGAAAGACCTTTTTCAGCCATTAAATTTTGAATGGCGCTTTCTTTATCTTTAAAGATAACATCACCTAAAGTACTGAACTCACTAGAAGCCATAGACTTTAGGTCTTTAATCTTCTTCTTATTATATTTCTCTTCTTCTTTTTTACGAGCAGCATTGACTTTATCAATTTCTGCTTCTAATTTCTTTTGCTCTTCACGTTTTGCAGCATATTCTGCTTTAATCTTAGCAGCAGCTCCGCCTTTTTTGCCTTTTAAGGCATTTTTTTCCTCCTCATCAAGAGCTTTAAGTCTTTCCTCTAATGAGCCTTTTGCAACAACAGCTGCAGCATTAAGGCCCATCTTAACAAGACGTTCATTAATTGTTCGTTCTTTGTCAAGCTTAGCTTTTTCTTCATAAGCTAAGTGGTCAAGATAAACACCTTTTAAACGGTCCATGTTGGTAATTTGGATATTTAAAAGCTCTTCTTCCATTGATTTTCTGGCAGAAGCTTCATCATTAATTACTTGAAGTATGGCTTTTAATTGATCCTTTGTATAGCCAACATCCATAGGCTAATCCTCCTAATTAGTTTTATTTGTTTTTATTCATGCTCTTTTGTCTTGACTCTTCAATAGCTTTTTTAGTTGCTTCTTGTTTTTCATTGATATATTCAATTAAGTAGAAGCGTTCTTGGAAACTAAGGTCTAAGACATCGGTATAGCTAGTGCTTGTATTATCACTAATATACCAGCACTCTTTAACGATTTCTTTATATCGTTTAGGACCGTAGCTTGGGTCACTAAATATTTGTGGGTCTAAAAAACTCAGATCCGAAGCGAAAGGATGTATGTACCTCTCCTCCACACTTGTTACAGTCAATGATTAAATCATTGTCTAGCCCTACTTGGGCATTTAGTTCATCTACGGCATTAACAATTTTTGTCATGTCCATAGCTGGGAGTTTGTCTACAAATCCTTCAAGACGGTTTTGGTCCATCTTAATGCCATCAACAGTATCAATAACACTGGTTAATAATACCATTAAATCAAATGAGACGTCTGCTGATTTAAATTTTCTCTTTAATTCCTTGACTCTGTTTTCATTTTCGTCTAACATTCTAGGAGTTTGGAATTTAAGAGTAACAGTATGACCGCTACGTGGTAGGACGATATTACGTAAGCTGTCAAATTTATCAATATCGAACTCTTTAACTGCAAGAGAGTCTAAATGTGCTGTTGTATCAATGACTTCGCCACAATAAGGACATCTTAATGTCATTTTATATTCATCGCCATAAGTAACAATTCTTAAGCGGTGTAATAAATATTCATAGTCTCCAAGAGCCATATCATAAACAGAGATTGCTGGTTTTTCAATCATACAACCTTCGATAATATCGGCTAATGTCTTGAATTGCGTAGTGCTTGGAGATAATCTTTTCATCTCATCTCTAGCTGTCATACTTCTTAATTCAATATGTGGATTGACTTTCTTATCATAGATAAGTCCTTTTGAAGGCAATTCCATGCCCTCACCAATAGTATAATTTGTTTGTCTTTCTTCTGCCATAATTTTATTTTCCTTTCAAAATTAGTTTCTTTCTTCGAAATGCTTTTCAAGTATTTCTCTGATTAATGCAGATACAGTCATATTACGTTTTCTGGCTTGTGCCTCTAAACGAGCCTTAAGCGGTTTAGTAGTTTCAAACGTTTGCATTATCTTATCGCTTCTATCTACCTTACGTCGTCCCATAAAATAAATTTCCTTTCATTCAAACCTTAGGTTTGGTTCATATAATTTAGCAAATAAAAAGAAAATAGATTTAATAAATTTATTTTTTAAAATAAAAGACGACTTATATAAGTCGTCTTTATTTATCAATTAGTTTTTAATTAGATTTCTTCGACGTTTGGTAAGTCAACAGTAGCTCTGTCGAATGAGAAGTCAGCAGTAAGTTTTCTCTTACCATCATTTTCTCTATCAAAGTCATCTTCAGTAATTTTAGTAATGAAGACACCTTCAAGAGTCCATGTTCTGATTTCTTCGTAGTCTTGTGTGTATTCAGTAAGAGTACAAGTTTTCTTATAGTCTTTCATACGTCCACCTTTACGGGTATGTGGATTATATGCAAGATATAACCAAGACATAAGAATAGATTTTGTATCAAGACCAACGACGTCATCAACTTGGAAGTTTCCACCTTCCCAGGTAGGAACTGTTGCAAATTTTACAACGTCATTACCACGTCTATATTCTTCAGTACCAACGCTGAAATGTGGAACTGGGAATTTAGTAACGTTAAGTCTTAAAATTCCTTGAGCATCAGAAATTCTGTCATTCTCTGTTGCGGCATCGATTTCACCAGTATAGTCTGGTTTTAATAAGTTATCTAAGTCGTAGACAGTTAATACGAAGAATGCATTTCTTGCAGCTTCATAATTTGCTAGGTTAGAACTAATGTGTCTAGTATTTAATGATTCATCAAATTGTGCCATGTTCTATTTTCTCCTTTATTATTCAGCTTCTTCGTCTTCTTCAATTCCAGTAGTAACGCCACTGATTGAGTCTTCTAAGTAGATATTAATGTCGAAGTCTTCAACAGCTTCAATAGGAACAATTCTAATCTTAGCTGTTAATAAAGCTTTCTTAGAGCTCTTTACCTTGACAAACTTATAATCGGTAATACCTTGGTCAGCCTTCATTCTTTCGAGTGTTGGTCTGATAGCATTACAGAAGTTAAGCCATAATAGGTCACTGTTTGGATCGAATGTAAATCTTCTACAAGCAACATAAACTTGCTTTTTAATAGTAGAACATAATTGTCTAATATTTAAGAAGTGACTTGCACGAAGATCGCCTTCAGTAATTGACATTGCATCACCTAATTTATAAGCAGTTCTGTTTCCCCATAAGAAGTAGCTGTTTTTAATCTTGACAATTAAGTTGACTGCTCTACTTGGGTAACCGTCACCTTTATAATTACGTGGTTCTAAGATATCAATAGCACTTTCACCAAATTTACATCCCACACTATCAATTGTGTAATCACTTACGCCTCTTGTGTAACCAGCAATGGCATACCATTCATTAAAGTTGTCAGATGCTTTAGCAGCACAAGCTAAATAGTGGAATGAGGCAGGGAATGTCTTATTTTTTCCAAAGTCAGCAACGACTTTATCATTAAGACTGTATGTAACATATGGTGCAAAGATTGCAGCATATTGGCTTGCTGTGGTACTGTTGACAGCGGCAATAACATCAGCTAAAGCCGCTTCTTGTGATTTACCAGCATAAGTTACGCTGTCAATATCAACAAGGGCAACGCAGTCACCACGACCAGTATTTTCTGTTTTATTTTTGTAGTGGGCTAATTCAATGATAGCTTCATTTGCTCCAGCATTACCTGTAAGTAAGCCAGTAATAACGTATCTGAAGTCATACATTGCTTTATCTTTTAAGCAGTTCCAGAAATTAGCACTGCTTAATTCTTCTTGTAAAGAAAGTTTTTTGTATAAGATTGTATAACCAAGGCCTAATAATTCATAAGCAATTTGGTTACCATATTGTTCACCTTTTTCTTCATCAACACCTTCGTCACCAATTTTCATGATAGCGAATAATGTACCTTCTTCAAAGTCTGAATAACTAGACTCTTTTGAGACTGGTTCATATAAATAATTAACATCACGTCTCCAACCATAATCACCTCTGGTGTTTGGTCCTGAGACATAATAGAATGGCATATCATCAGTATTGGCTAAGAATTCAGCAAATTCTTCCTCAGTAACTTCTCTTGGTTGGTGAGGTTCAACTGGGATTTGTCTATAATCGATAATTGGCTCTTCATTCTCATCTAGAACTGGCTCGTCATGTTCGTTTAATCTTGGAGTGCCTTCTGTGTCTTCTGGGTCATCTTCCATTTCAACGCAAGATGGGTCAAGGACAGGTGCAACAGCAGCAACGATAATGCTATCTGTGGCTGGACATTTACCAATAACGTTTACAAACTCAGATCTATCGGAACATTCATAAATGCCATTTTCATCGAAGACGCTTGCAGCTTCTTTGTCTTCACTAACAACCATACCACCATAATAATATTTACCATTGATTAAGGTACGTTCCTTAACGATACCAGGAACGACTACAGTAAAGTTTGTATAGCTAGAACTGCCGGCTTTTGTTTTATCCCATTCATTAATAACAATTTTTGGCATAGATTTATTTTCTCCTTCTAGTCTTTTTTAATAAGTTTTTTAAACTTCATTTAATTTAGCAAATAAAAATACTTATAATCGACTTATTTTTATTTATAGCGAACGTTTAAAGGTAACATCAAGTTCCTCTAATTCGCCTGGTTGATTAATCATATCGGAAACTTCAAGATAGCTACTGCCTTCTGCATCATCTCCGACATACATTTTCCATGTCTTACGATATGGAACACTGAACAAGAATGCATCTTGTAACTCTAATTGAATTGTCCAACGTGTGAATTGTCCGCTGAAAATTCGTTCGCTTATTGCGCTAGTATCAGAGACTGTACTTAGGACTCTAATATTAGCAATATGCTCAATTTGGGCATCGTTATATGGAATAACGATTTTAATTGTTGGGTTATTTATTAACTTAAATAAGAAGCTGCGAACATATTCATCGCCTTCCTCATAAGTTTTTGTATAAATATCTAATTGATATTCAAGCTTGATAGGAATAACATTGAATTGATAGACGCCAACAGGAATTCTTTTGAGTGCGGCTTCAAAGTCGTCACCCTTTAAATTTTCCATATTTCTAAGACTTTTTTTGTCTTGGTCTGAGATTAATGTCAAGCCATCAAAAGATTTTGGTGACTTGACTGTTGACAATAATTCAATATCATTATTTCTTGAAACAGCAATTAATGGTAATTTGAATTGTTCATCAGCATTATCATTTGCTGTTAATTCGAACAATCTTTTTGATTCATCTGGTTTTAATACTCTAAGTGTTGAATTGTCTGGGAGCCATTTTTTAAGCTTTGCGACAATTAAATCATCATAATATCTACATGCCATAATTAGCTCCTTTCACTTGACAATGCTTTTCTTAATATAGCACTTCCGGGCACTTTACCAGTGCCATAGGTTATAATGCTTGCGAGTTTATCTAATCTTTTATCTGGTATTGTAATTATTAATTCTTTCTCATTATTCAAACAAAACTTAGCTTTTGCTATGATTTTTAAACATAATGGAATTAATGCTTCGCTATAATTTTCTATTAAGTAGTCATTTAATGCTCTTTCATTTGCATGCTGGGTATAAAGCACAACATATCTTCTAGCAAACATTTTTGCTCTAGCAGCATCATGCTTTATATCGTTATAACTACTTTCTTGAATAAATAACATTATTTTATACCAGCTTTTTCTGCAAGGCCTAATAATAGGTCTTTGATTTGATTTTTAGTATAGCTAGCATCTAATTGGAAGAATTTAAAGTAATTAAGGACTTCAGCAACAGATAATTTTTTAGTAATGCCGTCTCTTGTTGCATAAAGCTTAACGCC